ATGCGTAACTCCCGAGGACTTCAAATGCGTCGGAGACGGGAATATGGTTATACGTTTCTTTATAATTAAATGAATTCACAGACGAAGATGCGATGACTGGCTGATTATCCACCGAAAACACCTCGAAGTCAATGAAACGACACCCACGCGCGAGGGTGTAGAGACACGCGTCCATACTCACCGTCGAGTTCTTGAATTTATCGGGATTGAATGCGTTATACGCGGCCTTGATGTAATAATCGCGCAACTTGAATCGGCTTTGACTGTCCTGTGGATTAATGGATGTGAGGTTCTTGTCGATGAATTCTTTCGTATTTGCGTCGGGATTCTCCAGACCTTCTTTTACGATTGTCGGTGGTGGCGCAACGACGGGCGCGACGGGCGCGACGGGCGCTATCTTTTTACGCTGATGGACCGTCATTTCATTCTCGGTTGTATCCACTGTAAAATTCTCGGTGGAAAGCACGCCGCCACCGCCGATTGACGACGACCGGACATTTGTAGGAATAAGTCGTTCAATTTGCGAAAGAAACGTCTCGGTATCTGACCGTGGTGCCGCCTTCTTCGCCGCCGCCGCCGCCACGAATCCTTCGCGCCGCTGCCGCCGCTCATAACACCGCGTCTTAATAAGTTCCGATATTTTCCATAATGCGAATACCAATATAATAATACCAATAAACACGATTTCTATTTGCGGTTCTTTCATTGTAATTATATACCACGGATATAATTATTATATATCGTATAGATTTTTATATAAAGTTAATACAAGTAGAAATATCAACAAATACTAAATGACAGGCGGTCTATTGAATCTCATTGCCACTGGCAACCAAAATGTGATTCTTAACGGCAACCCCAAAAAATCCTTCTTTAAAAGCACCTATCTTAAATATACGAATTTCGGCCTTCAAAAGTTTAGAATTGATTTCGACGGTCAGAAGAAACTCCGGATGACAGAAGAGTCCAAGTTCACATTTTATATGCCGAGATATGCGGAACTGCTAATGGATACCTATGTCTGCGTGACACTCCCCTCCATCTGGAGCCCCATTCATCCACCGGCCCGCGTGGAAGATATGTGGGCGCCCTATGAATTCCGCTGGATTGAAAACCTCGGCACCCAAATGATTAAAGAAATCACGATTTCCGTCGGTGGTATGACCCTCCAGCGTTTCTCCGGCCACAATTTGGCGGCGATTGTGGAGCGCGACCTAGATAACACCAAGCGCGACCTATACAACGAAATGACCGGTCACGTCCCCGAATTGTATAATCCAGGTTGTTCGGGTGCGCGCCTGAATCAGTATCCCAATGCCTATCGCACGGCCAATGTAGCCGGCGCGGAGCCCTCTATTCGCGGGCGCAAGATATACATCCCCATCAACGCGTGGTTTACGCTCTCCTCCAAAATGGCGTTTCCCCTCGTGTGTCTCCAATATAACCAACTCCAAATTGATGTGACGCTGCGCCCCGTGAAGGAATTATTCACCATTCGCGATGTGGGTGACTCCGCGAATTATTGGCCCGTTGTCCAACCCGACTTCACGAACCCCCTTCACCAAATGTGGCGGTTTTTATACCCGCCTCCCAGTATCGATTTATCGCTGAATTCATACCCGAGTCTTCGCACGGACTGGAATGCGGACGTCCACTTGATGGCGACCTATTGCTTTCTCTCGGATGATGAGTCCAAGGTGTTCGCCGCGAATCAGCAGAAATACATGATTAAGTCGTATTATGATTGGACGTTTAATGATGTGACGGGGAATAAGAAAGTCAAGATAGAGAATTCGATGGGGATGGTGTCGTCGTGGACGATGTTTTTCCAGCGGAGTGATGTCAATATGCGGAATGAGTGGAGCAATTATACGAATTGGCCGTATAATTATCTGCCGTATGATATCATCCCCGCCCCCATCGACGATGATTGGCGCCCCGTGTCGTTTAGTGAAGTCGTTACCACCGCGAGCGACATTCAGACGACGGCGTGGAGTGAGAAATACACAAATGACCGCTACTTCTATGATAAAAATGGCCCGAAGAACGGGATTGGACCAGGCATCAACCCGCGTGATAAACGGCTCACAGGCCTTCATATTACGGGGGATTTTCAGTCGGAGAACGAGCGCGACATTTTACAGATGTTGGGGATTTCATTGAACGGGAAATACCGCGAGAATCTGCTTGATGCCGGTGTATACAATTACGTGGAGAAATATACGCGCACCCGCGGAAGCGCAAAACCGGGGATATATTGTTACAATTTTTGCCTGAACTCGGACCCTTTTGACTTACAACCTAGCGGAGCTATCAATATGAGTAAGTTCAATCAGATAGAGCTGGAACTCACGACGATATATCCGCCGTTGGATACTGCGGCGGAGGTGAAGGTGATTTGTAATCCGAACACACGAGAGATTATCGGTATGAATAAGCCGAATGTGAATATTTATTTGTATTCGTATGACTTTCATATACTGGAGGAGCGGTATAATGTGCTGACGTTTGTATCGGGGAATTGTGGGTTGATGTATGCGCGGTGATTCCGTAGACTCCACCTCCGCGATGCGTCGGTTCCGCTACTCCACACCGCGTTGCGCCGCCGGGTTGTTCGGTATTTAGCACAGTATTGGCACAGTATTGGCACAGTATTGGCACAGTATTGGCACAGTATTGGCACAGTATTGGCACAGTATTGGCACAGTATTGGCACAGTATTGGCACAGTATTGGCACAGTATTGGCACAGTCACGGAGTGAGTAGCGGATTCGCGAAGCGAAGGAGCTACGTAGCGACGTGAAACTACGTAGCGACGTGAAACGACGTCGAACGAATAATCTATTGTATATATAACCTGAATACATATACAATGGCGGATGACGATAATGAAGAAATAAACGACGGCGACGGCGACGAAGGCGGCGACGAAGACGGCGGCGAAGAAGAGACCACATTTAGCAAAGTCGGTGGGATGTTCGGCGGTGGCGACGAGGCCGAGGACAAGGACAAGGGCAAGGCCGCCACAAAGAAAGCGGCTATGAAAACAATGTTCGATATCGCCGCACTCAAAGAATTCGGATTGAGTGTCCTCACGCTCTTCATTGAAACCATCATTATTTCCGTTATTTGTGTGAATATCCTCTTCTTCTGTGCTCCCGAAAGTATCCGTATGAATAGTCTCAATCTAGAAAAACTATTCCCCACAGACCGCCACAAATGGCCGTATTGTTATACCAATGAATATACATCGTGTGACGCAGATTGCGAAGACAAGTTCGGCGGAATTGCGGACGACCCCAAACTCCCGTCATCTAAAAAAATCTACCTGAAAGCCGCGATTATTCTAGACACCTACGTGTTTAAATGGTTCTGCCTCACGAAAGACGATATTGATATGATAAAAGAGAGTGTGGATGAAGGCGTAACCAAAGTCAATCTCCTGAACTGGGATTTTATTAAAGCGCGATTCAAGCAATGGATTAACAATTCTTTTATATTCTCATTCTCATCCGACCGCGCGATGACGCTCTATATCTTTGAATACATCACCAAAATCTCGCACAGTATCCCGAAGGAATTATACGACGTCGTATCGCCGTTGTTGATTATTTTTATGCCACTCGTCTTTCTTTTATTCGCCGGATTTATGTTGATGGGTGGGCCCTTTTTCACCACCGTCATTGGAATGATATTGAACCCTACCGACAATCGTAAGGAATTTATTGGCGGGTCATTATGGTCATTATTTACCGCATTTGGTCTAGGTATCATACCCGTGATATCCTATGTCGTACAACTCATCCAATTCATCGGCACATTCTTTATTTACCCCCTACTTCATTGGGACCAGTATCGCGAATTGTATGCGCGGTATGTTCCGATTATCTTCTTCTTCTTTAATTTGACGCTGATGTTTTACGCGTTTGAGTATCTGGACCTCAATGTTGCCGCCATCGTCATTTTGATGTTGCTTACACTGTATCTCACGCACTATTGGGCCGGCATTATGAATTTTTTCGATAAAATAAAGAATTGGGGTGCGTAACGTAGAAAGAACATAAATAGTTCATTGTATAACGTAATATACCGTATTATACAGTATTATACCGTGTATTATACAATGGGTAATGGCAAAAAAACACACGCACCAGTAGTAGCAAGCGGACCCGAGAAATCCACCCCGGAATATTTCAAAAAATATCCCTTTGTGAGTGTGTGTACTCCCACATTTAACCGTCGCCCCTTTATTCCCGCGATACTCTCGTGCTTCAATAACCAGGACTACCCACAAGACCGTATGGAGTGGATTATTATCGACGACGGCACCGATCCAGTGGAAGACTTGGTTGCGTCGCATCCACGCGTTAAGTATTTCAAGTATGACACGAAAATGACACTGGGAAAGAAGCGCAACCTGCTTCACGAGAAGTCGCGCGGTGAAATCCTGGTCTATATGGACGATGACGACTACTACCCACCCCAGCGCGTATCTCACGCGGTCCATATGCTCGTGACTCATCCGGACGCATTGTGCGCAGGTTCAAGCGAGATTTACATTTATTTCAAACACATTGGGCAAATGAAGCGGTTTGGACCCTATGGACCGAATCACGCGACGGCGGGGACATTTGCGTTCAAACGTAAATTGCTGAAACAGCACCGATATAATGAGGATGCGTGTCTGGCGGAAGAACGCGCGTTTCTGAAAGATTACACGGTCCCCTTCGTCCAACTGGACCCGATGAAGGTCATCCTGGTATTTTCTCACGACCATAATACATTCGATAAGCGCAAGTTGCTGATAAATGCGAACCCGGATATCGTGCGTGATTCGCCCAAGAAGGTGATGGACTTTATAAAAGACGCCGCCCAACGTCGGTTTTATATGGTGGAACTGGAGAAACTTCTGGAAGATTATGCGCCGGGGCGACCTGAAATGAAACCGGACGTCATCGCGCAAACTCTTCAACTGGAGAAGGAGCGCGCGAAGATGGCGGAAGATGCGGCTGCTGCGGGGGGCGGTGGCGGCGGACAAATCATTTTACAGCAGCCTGGGCAACCACCCGTTACATTGAATAACCAACAAGTCGTCCAGATTATGCAGAAATTACAGTCAGACCTAGATGCGCGTAATAATGAAATCGCGCAGTTGAAGGAGGATAACCGTTTACTGAAACAACATTGTGAAAGTCTACTAGGCGAACGTCTTCGTGGGCCCGCGCCGGCTACCGCGCCGGCTACCGCGCCCGCACCTGAGCCCGCACCGGAGCCCGCTGACACCGAGACCATATTTGTATAATCGTTCCGTCATTCCATTCCGTCATTCCATTTCATAACATAGAAAATACAACCATTTCTATGTTATTATTACGTTGATTTACGCCTTTACGATTTCAACCGATTTGATAAGCATCACCAAAAAACTGTTCTTTGATTCGTGGATGACAAACTCGCGCGTCTTGTTATATTCTTCAAATTTATCCTTAAGAATTCCTTCAATCTCACTCACTGGCAAGTCATCATCTTTGGTTTTGTATTGATTATTGTCCGCGGCACGGTCTTCGTCTTCGTCGTCGTCGTCACGGTCACGGTCGCGCGAACGCCCGCTCTTCGATTTCGATGATTTCTTATTCGCAGGCGCAGGAGCAGGCTTCGCCGGCTCAATATACTCCCACTCTCCAACTGCCTCAATCGTTTGATTATTTGTATTAAATACGATAGAATCCGAATTGAAAACAAGCGCAGAATCAGGCGCGTGGTTATATCCGACAAGGTCCATTTCAGTGATTAGGTCAAACTCGTCGAGAAATTGATTCTTGCGAAGATAGCTGCGAATATAGCTGATAATTTCGGGTGTTATTTTCACGGTGTATGTCTTGTTATCGCTATCGCTTTCGCTTTCGCTGCCGCTGCCGCTACCGCTTCCGCTTTCGCTGCCGCTGTCACTGCCGCTACCACTACCGCTACCACTACCGCTACCGCTACCGCCACGGTGGGATTTCTTTTTATCGGCGACGGGCGCCGGCGTGTTCGTAGAAATACATTCTACTTCAGTATCTAAAATTAAGCGGTATTTGGAATCAAAGGAGATAGATGCGCCCATAAGAATGAATGGAATGAATGAATGGAATCGAGGAATCGGAATGGAATGAATGGAATCGAGGAATCGGAATGTTTCTAAATATTGGCAATATCTTTTTGGACTTATTCAAACGCGTATTTCCGCGTCATTTTCGCCATCCGACTCCATCTTCTCCATATATTTGTCTAAATATCGGTAGATACGATTGATGTCCAATTTCGTGATTTCATACATTTCCAATATGCGCGGAATTTCATCCTCGGAATACTGCTTTTTAAGCGTCAAGAAAAACGCAAAGAGGTCCTTCTGGTCCATCGATAGCTGGATACACAGATTCTGTATAAATAATTGGTTGTTATATTCAGTACTGTATTTTGTAAGCACCTTCGTAAATCGCACCTCCGTAGGATGAAACCGCGCCTTTTTGGGGAACGATTTATGATAAAGATGGTGATTGTAAAATGTTTTAATCAGGGACGACAATTCATTGAATAGCCAAATCTGGTTCTGGAATGTAATGCGGTCAAAATAGTCCGCCTGGCAGATATTGTCGAGGACGAGTTTATAAAACGGCGCAGATACCGCGACTGGCAATTTCTCGAGAACGTCAATCACATTTTCGTGCCATAACAGACCAATCGTCGTCCGGTCCGTCTCGTTGATGAGGACATTATGCTCTGATATCGGATAAGACGTATTCATCAATTTTTCGGTGATTTTCTTGATGTCTTCGTTATAGGTCTTCGGTTGGAATATCGCGTGGAGGATATTATTCGCGAGTATCGTGTTTGACTTCTTACTCATCTCGGCGACGGCGCCGAGTTTGCGCAGATTGCCCTGGACGAATGCGATGATGTTTTTGCGCGTCGCCGCGTCAATATCCGGTATCGTCATATCAATAATATGCGTCATTTGCGCGGGGGTCGGCGTCTTCAACTCGTATACATAACACACCTTCATCAGCTCTTTGATTTTCTTGTCAATGTGGTAATTCCCGATACATATAATGGGGTTCATCGTGATTTCCTCCTGCTTCTGCTTCTTCGTCTTTTTAGGACGGATGAGTTTGATGAGAGATGTAATGCCGCCCTTGTCGCCGTTATTCATTCCGTCGAGTTCGTCCATAACGACGACGATTTTCTGGACTTTGCGCTGGAAGATGGACATTATGTTTTTATCGGAGATGTTATGCTGGGTGATGGAGTCGATGATGGATTTATTGCGTATATCCCCCGCATCGTATTTCACCATATCATAGTTGAGTTCTTTAAGTAGTCTGACAACGAATTCGGTTTTTCCGGTGCCTGGCGCGCCATAGATGTAGATTCCGCGCTTGAATGTAAGGTCTGCTTTGTTTTTTTGGAAAGAGGCGAGGAAGTCGCGGATGTTATTATAGATGGCTTCACGTCCGAGGAAGTTTGTGTAATTCACGGCCCCGGCCCCGGTCCCACCGCCGCCGAGACCTAGACCGAGAGATTTTGACCCAACAATTTCCATTACACGAAATGACACTATTTACACACAAATTTTTCTTTTTATATATTATAACCGGGTATATTCAGAAAATGGACGCAATTCAACAGTTGTTTGCGCCTCTCGATAAGGACTATTGTTTGCTATTTTACTGGCTGACTGTCGTGAATTTTATCTTCTTGGCAGT